TCGATGCAGTGACCGCTCGCACGCAAGTATCAGAGAGGGAGACATTGCAATCACAACGTGCTATTATACAAGAGCTACGCGCTCAAGACCTTGAGCAGCAGCGCCGGGTTAAAGAATTGGAAGCGCAAGTGAACGACAAGATCACTAAGACGCTGGCCAACCCGCTGGCCGAAAGGGATAATTGATGAGCTTCTGGGATAAATTCGAGAGCAAGCAGGAAGGCATCGAGGACACAATCGAGTTCACGATCCGCATGGCTGTTGTCACCTTGGCGATGGTCATCCTTGTTGTGGTCGCCGCGATGGTGGCTGGCATGTTCGTGTCGAACGACATTGTGGACAGCGAAAAGGTCTTTGAGATCATCGGTCCCGCCTTCAACACAATCGTTGGGGCGTTTGTCGGCTTGCTGGGCGGCTTGAGCCTCAATGCCAACGCACGCGACGCAAAGCCTGAAGATCCGGCACCTGTTGATGACAGCCCAGTAGCACCTACACCCGTTGCTGCTAACGAAACCTTCTTTTCTAACGCCAAAGAAGAGCCTGTCGAATTGACCGAAGCTGTTGATGACGACGATGACGACGACATGGCTCCGTGGGAAAAGTACCGCAATGACCTACGGTATGACGCTAATGGCGATGGCGTGGTTGATGAGAATGACTTCCCTGACTGGCGGAGTGCTGGCAAATGAGCCTCGTAAACCTTCAACAAAAGATCGGAGTAACGGCAGATGGTGCGTTTGGTCCGGGCACGCTTAAAGCGGCTGCCGCTTACTATAAACTATCACCTAATCGCGCTGCGCATTTCTTTGCTCAAACTGCGCATGAAAGCGGCAACTTTAAAGCGTTCTCCGAGAACCTAAACTACGGCGCTAAGGGTCTGCTTGGGATTTTCCGCAAGTATTTCCCAACGGAGGCCTTGGCTCGAGCCTATGAGCGCCAGCCGCAGAAGATTGCCAACCGCGTCTATGCCAACCGCATGGGTAACGGTGACGAAGCTTCTGGCGACGGCTGGAAGTATCGTGGTCGGGGGGCGCTCCAATTGACCGGCAAGTCAAATTACCAAGCGTTTGCCGACTATATAGGTCGCCCAGATGTTATGACCAACCCGGATCTCGTGGCTGGTGAGTTGTGCTTTGAGAGCGCGCTGTGGTTCTTTGACCGCAACAAGCTGTGGGGCATCTGCGATCAGGGCATTAATGACGCTGCCATTTTGGCGCTAACTAAGCGGATCAACGGCGGCACGCATGGCCTCGATGACCGCAAGGCAAAGACCAAGAAGTACGCTACTTGGCTCTAAGGAGATCGACATGAACATCAAGAACCTTCTCAAGAAAGAGGCCGCCAAGGCTGTGATCGGCAAGACGCTTCCGATTGGTGGCGAAAAGGGCGTCTCAAAGGGCAAGATGACCCTTGCTGCTCTCGTTGTCGGTATTGCCGCCCTTGTGTTTGAGTATCTTTCCTGACCGTGGCATTTAGCCACAAAATGCTGTAGGACACGCCGATGGCACAGACGATGACCTTCACGACGCTCCAACAGGACGTTCGGCGCTATCTGGAGCGCGGTGCGACCTATGCGTCTGACCCTGTTGTTTACGAGCAAATCCCGCGTTTAATCAATTTGGCTGAACGCCGGATCGCCCGCGAACTGAAGGTTCAGGGCCTCATCAACGTGGTGACTGGCACGCTAACGGTTGGCCAGTCGGTGTATAGCAAGCCTGACCGCTGGCGCGACACTGTGTCGATCAACATCGGCACTGGCAACCAGAACAACACCCGCAAGGTGCTTTTCAGCCGCGCGTATGAGTACCTGCTCAGCTATTGGCCAGACCGCACACAGACAGAACAGCCTGTTTTCTATAGCGATTATGACTATGACCACTGGCTGATCGCGCCAACGCCGGATGCGGCCTATCCGTTCGAGATCCTGTATTACGAACTGCCCCCGCTTCTGGACGACGAAGTACAGAGCAACTGGCTCACCGAATACGCCCCGCAGCTTATCCTTTACGGTACGCTGCTTGAAGCCACACCGTTCCTCAAGAACGACGAGCGCATCGGCGTCTGGCAGCAGATGTATGATCGCGCTGCCGCTATGCTCAACGGCGAAGATCTCGCCAAGATACTCGACCGCTCGGCGGTTCGTAAGGAGGCCTAATGACCAACACCTACACACAGGTCTTCGGCGGATCGACGATCTATCCGTCCGACGTATCCTATCTGGCGCTGTCTCTGACTGCTGATACCGAGCTTGAATGGCCGCTTGAGAGTGGCACAACCCTGACGCCTGTTGCGCGCATCATCGACGTAACGCCGACAGGTGCCTATTCGATCACGATGCCCCCCGCCGATGAAACGGGTACAGGCCAGACGGTGCTGTTCAACAACCTCGGCCCAAACACGATCACCATTAAGGATAACGCTGGCGGCACACTGGTGTCGATTGCGCAGGGCTTGCAGTATCAGCTTTACCTAACGAGCAACACGACAGCGGCTGGCACGTGGCGCACCTACCAGATGGGCGCGGCCACAGCGCAGGCACAAGCTTCTGCCTTGGCTGGATATGGCTTGCTCGCAACTGGCGCGACCCTGTCCACACAGACGCCAATCACAGAGTTTAACGCCAGCTTCACTCTGACCTCGGCAGATCGCGCTGCAACTTATGTGTGGTCTGGCGCGCTTGGCACGCTCACGCTTCCGGCTGCTGCCACCCTCGCAAACGGCTGGTACGTCAACGTGCGCAACAACGGCACGGGTGATCTGACGGTTGACCCGGCTGGCTCTGAGACGATCAATGGCCTGTCAACGCTCACGCTGAACCTTGAAGATAGCTGCACACTCGTGACGGACGGCTTGACTTGGTACACGGTCGGCTTTGGCCAGAGTGCCACATTTGCGTTTGACTATACGTCGATTGATCTGACGGGGCAGACGAGCCCTTACACGCTGTCTGGCTCGGAACTTAACCGCATCGCTTACACGTTTGTCGGTACGCTAACCGGCAACATGGAAGTTGTCGTTCCGAACACGACGCAGCAATACTGGATTACGAACAACACGACCGGGGCCTATACCTTTAGCGTCCGCACCACGACACAGGTGACTGGCGTTGAAATCGGTACGAACGAGGCCGCTATCGTCTATTCTGATGGCACCAACGTCGTGAACGCATCGACTGGCGGCATCGCGTTCCCGCTCAGCGTTGCTCAGGGTGGTACAGGCGCGACTACGGCTGCCGCTGCGCGTGTTAACTTGGGCGGCACGGCAACGGGTATTGCGCTGTTCACGGCGGCCTCTGCTGCCGCTGCGCGCACGACCCTCGGATCAACAGCTACGGGTGACGCCCTCTTCACCGCTGCAAACGCCGCTGCTGGCCGCTCTACGCTGAGCGCTGCCGCCTCTGGGGCAAACAGCGACATCACATCACTGTCGGGTCTTACAACTCCGCTGAGCGTGGCGCAGGGTGGTACTGGCGCTGCAACTATCACTGGACTTGTCAAAGGCGCTGGTACGTCGGCTTTCACGGCTGCAACTGCTGGCACCGACTACGTCGCTCCGGGCACCGCTACGACGTTTACTGCGACGCAGACGTTTACTGGCTCAACATCTGTCCCGGCTGCGGTTGCGCGTAATATCGCGGAGCCCGTCACTGTGTCGGCAACGGCAGCAACTGGCACGATTGCGATTTACCCCTCTACCCAGTCTGTTCTGTACTACACAAGCAACGCCTCGGCTAACTGGACGGTAAACCTGACGTGGGCGTCTGGCACGACCATGAACACGGCGCTTTCAACAGGCCAGTCGGTGACCGTAGCCTTTATGGTGACCAACGGATCGACGGCGTATTACAATAGCTCTGTGCAGGTTGATGGCACTACAACTGGTGTTACGACCAAGTGGCAGGGTGGCCTTGCTCCGTCAGCGGGTAACGTCAACAGCATTGATGTGTACACCTACACGATCATCAAGACGGGCAGTGCCACGTTTACGGTTCTCGCCTCTGTCGCTCAGTTTGCATAAGGAGCAGGCCGTTGCCTACTGTCCTTACACGTGGCGCTGGATCAGCAAGGGGTTTTGGCCTCTTTGAAAGCGGCATAACGACACGCAAGGAGACGTTTACATCGAACGGCTCTTGGGTGTGCCCAGCAGGTGTCACGAGCCTGATCTACGTGCGCGGTAAGGGTCAGGACGGCACGAGCGATTACCCAAGCACATTCCCAAGAACCTACACGGCGTTTGGGGCTGGCTCAGGAACTGGAGCGAACCCAGCACCTGCTGACTGGTCTACGCTTTATGGCGACGCAACCGCAAATTATTCTCAGATTACTGTGGGCGCTATTTCTGGGCCGACCTCACTTTATGTGAGTAACGTAACTGTTTATCCAGACGGTAGTTGGTCGTACACATCGAGTGCAAATCTCAATCTTGATGGGTATTATATCAGCTACTTGTCGCCCCTAAACTCAACAGGCTCCGCCGCAACATCTGGGACTATAGCGTATGCTGGCGGCGGGTTTTCTTACGGAAATTGGGCGTTTTCCTTCACCCGCATAAATTACGGCTCAGCCGGTGCGGACACAACGGGTTTTGGATACACCTTTGCTGGCGGAAGCCTTACTGGCTCTTATCCAAACCAAGTTGGAAACGCGGCAACCGTCACCACTTACACGAGCGTTTCCGTAACGCCGGGCACAACCTATAACTTCGTCGTGCCGTCTGGCGGCTATGTTGAATTTGCATATTACACGTAAGGCAGGGCTATGGCAGATAACGTCGTACAGATTAAATCAGCGCCCGGCATCAAGCGTGACGGCACCAAGTTTGAGGGCGACAACTACGTCGATGGTAGCTGGGTGCGCTTCCAACGCGGCTTGCCTCGCAAAATCTATGGCTATCGCTCAGCAAACAAGTATCTGCGCGGCATTCCACGCGCCCTGCAAGCATATACTCAAGATCAGCTAACCTATATCCACGCAGGCTCGGCTAACCTGATTGAGCGGCTGTACATGGACGGCACGTACAACACGTCCATCATCTATGACCGCACACCCACGACGTTGACTGAGAACGACGCCAATATGTGGCAGTTCGACGTTGCCACAGAAATAGACGTGCTTGGCAATTTCACGAACAAAATCATTGCCCAAGTGGCTCCAAACCTAAATTGCATCTGCAACAGCGAGGGCGGCCAGCTTTTTATCGGTGATTTGACTGGCACCGCACCGTTGACTGAAGTGACAAGCCTCCCCACGGGCTACAGCCTAACAGGTGGTGTTGTTTCTCTTCAGCCGTACACCTTCATCTTTGGAAACGACGGCTACGTTGCGTGGTCTGTGCCGGGCGATCCTGCTGATTACACTGGCACAGGGTCTGGTGCTGCCAACATCACAGGACAGAAAATCGTCAAAGGGATGCCTCTGCGCGGTGGTCCCGGTAACTCTCCATCTGGCCTGTTGTGGTCGGCTGACAGCCTTCTGCGCGCCTCTTTTGTGGGTGGCGATGCTGTGTTCCAGTTCGACACGATCAGCACGCAGACCTCGATCATGAGCGCCAACAGCGTGATTGAATATGACGGCATCTTCTTCTGGGTGGGTTCTGACCGCTTCCTGATGTTCAACGGCGTCGTGCGCGAAGTCGAGAACCAGATGAACCAGAATTTCTTCTTCGATAACCTGAACTATCAGTATCGGCAGAAGGTGTTTGCCATCAAGGTGCCGCGCTTCGGTGAGATTTGGTGGTGCTTCCCTAAGGGCACATCGACCGAGCCAAACCACGCTGTCATCTACAACGTGCGCGAGAACACATGGTACGACACGCCGCTGCCTGAGGGCGGTCGCGGTGCAGGCGCGTTCCCGACGGTGTTCCGCAAGCCACTAATGACGGGTGTTGAGCCAAACCTGACGCCGATTGGCACGCGCATCACGCAGGGTGGCGACGTTCGCATTACGCAGGACGGCAACGACCGTATCACTGAGGAAAGCGGCACGGCGCAATATCGCCTCTGGGTGCATGAGGTGGGCACTGACGCAATCGACGGGCAGAGCATCCAGCCGATCCAATCTTACTTTGAGACGGGCGATCTGTCGCTGCCGGTGTCGGCTCAGACCAACAAGGCCATTCAGGTACTGATGATGGAGCCTGACTTTGTGCAGTCTGGTGACATGACGGTACAGGTCATGGGTCGCGCCAACGCTCGAGCGCCTGAGGTTAACGGCGAGCCGATGACGATCTACGAGACGCCGCCGACGCCGCAAGATCAGGTGATTTACTTCAAAACACAGCGCCGTGAGCTACGTTTCCGCTTCGAAAGCAACACGGTTGGCGGTGACTATCAGATGGGTCTAATCTTGGCTCATACGCAGCCGGGCGATGGCACGGTGATCGGATGATAGATCCGCGCGGTCTGACATTGCTTCAATGGGCAGATGCAGTTATACTGTCGAACGGAGATGCTTGGTCTTTTGGGAAACTAGAGGACGAAGCGCAATGGCAAGACTGGGCCGCTGGGTTTGTACGCGCGCAACCTTTTGTGCAGCGCAACCCGCCAAACCCTTATCAATTTGACGATTGGCGGGAATGGGCGATGAGAGCTTACCCGATGCTTGAAGGACAAGGATAATGGCAAAGGAGCAAAGCTATGCCCGCTGGTGATATGCCCGCAGGGGGTCGTGGGGCAGCCTTCCAGTATCCGGCAGGCGAACTCATCACGTCTTCGCTCTCCAATAAGGGGAACGCGACGGCGTTCGGCCAAGACAACACTTTCCGCGTTCTTGATCAGAACGAGGTCCGCATCATCGACAATAAGGGCAACCTGTTGTTCAGTGGTACGGGCCCTGAAGCTGCTCGACAGGCTGTTAAAATCGGTGAAAACCTAAGCGACACGCTGGGCAATAAGGCTGGCTGGACTATCCAGACAGGCGAGCGCACGATCAACCCAGACGGCAGCGTCGGTGGGATGCGCTATTATGACGTTGCGAACGAGAAGGTAAACAAGAGCACTCTCGACAAGATTGCCGGTGTTGTCGGCACGGCGCTGCCGATCGCGGTGGGCTTTATTCCCGGTCTGCAAGGCGTCGGCGCGGTGTTGGCTTCGGCCGGCGCTGGCGGCGTTGGCGCTGCGCTTCGGGGTCAAGACATCCTCAAAGGCACCCTTATGGGCGGCCTTTCGGCTGCTGGCGGTCAGTATCTGGCAGGTCCGCTTAAAGGCGCAGGATTAGGCGCTAACGCTGCCCGAGCTGTAGGCACTGGCATCGGCGCGACGGCTGGCGGCGTGGCTACAGGGCAGAGCCTTGGCGATGCGTTGCTTGGCGGCGTGACATCCGGCGGTTTGTCGTACCTTGGCGGCGAAGTATTTGGAAAGCGCGGCACTGGCAGTGGCGGCGAAAGCAGCAGTTCGCTCGGCAACAGCGGCGTAGAGCTTGGCGACATTGTCGTAACGGCTGGTATTCCGCGCTTTAGTGGCGCGGCCTTCACGCCGAGTTTTGCTGACAAGTCGCAATTAAACAGCGAAGCTACTGATCGCGCAATTGCCGAAGGCGGTATTGGCGGCTCCGGCGTTGAACTGAACGGCCTTGATCCTGACGCGATCACGGTCACCGGACGGCGTCTTCCTAACTTTAGCGGCTCCGCATTTACTCCAAGCTTCTTCGATACCGCGTCTGACTTCGCAGTAAAGTCTGACACTGATCAGCAGATTGCTGAAGAGGAAACTCCTACTGAAGATGAAATTCTCGTTAAGGGCACGCGCGGGCCAACCACTGGTTCAAGTAATTTTGCTGTATCGCCCACGACCACTGATAGCGGTCTGACGAAAGATGATATTGAAGTCATCGCTAAGAAGGGAACGGATACTGGGTCAAGCACGGCTGCTGTTGGTGGCCCAGACGTAGATCCTGAGTTTGGCGAGGATATTGAAGTAACAGCTAAAAAGACCGACGCAACAAAAACAGGCACGCCACTCGTGCCAACAAACCTTCTTGATCAAATTGCTGACCCTAAAGTCAAGGAAGATCTTGAAAAGGGCAAGGAAGACGACGCCAAAAAGAAATTGGACGTTGCAGACTATATGAGGCTGCTCGGTCTAGCCGTTGGTTTGGGGGGCAACCTTTTTGGTGGTGGCGGCGGCGGTGGGAAATCGCCCGGCAGATACTCATCGACGGGTCGGCTTTCGTCTACCTTCACTGACAAGCTTCCGACACCGGGGCAAAATGGCGCTTTCACTGTCGGCGGCCTTGGTGGCACTGCGGCAGATCAAACGTTTGCTGCACGTCCTGTCACTGACTGGTATCGCTACGGCATGGGTCCGGCGATGGACATTCCGGCTGGTGCTGATCTGAGCCGCGCTACATCGCCTTACGCTGGCTATGGCCCCGGCACGCTGGGTGAGGAAACCTTCAAGGCTGTCAGTGGCATTCCTGAACAGCCTGTTGGCATGGCTCATGGCGGCGACATGGGATACTCGCGTGGTTCTTCGCGTGAAAGCTTTGCTGTCAACGGTCCCGGCACTGGCCGCTCGGATGACATTCCGGCTGTGCTTTCTGATGGCGAATATGTTATTGATGCCGAAACGGTGGCCCTTCTTGGGGATGGATCTTCCAAGGCTGGCGCAAAGAAGCTTGATGAAATGCGGGTGAAAATCCGTAAGGCAAAGGGTAAGAACTTGGCAAAGGGTAAGTTCAGCGTGAACGCAAAACGCCCTGAAGCGTACATGTCTGGAGGACGTATCTAATGGCTGACACCACCTCATTCATGGCTGAAGGGCAGGACATTCCTGCTGGTTCTGCGCTGACGGACATCACCAAGCAGACGATCCTGCCTGAGTGGTACTCCAACTATGCCAAGGACATTCTGGCTAACCAGCAGGCTATCGCGGCACGTCCCTTCCAAGAGTATAAGGACACCTCTGGTAAGGCGATCCCGCGCTTTGCTGACTTCTCTCCTGATCAACAGAAGGGCTTTCAGGCCACCCGTGAGGGTGCTTTTAGCTTCCAGCCCGCTCTTGGCCAAGCAACCCAGCAGACGCAGAACGTATTTGGTCGCTCTGCCATGGGTGTTGCACAGCCGTCGTTCCAGCAGGCTGGCCAGTTTACAGCGCAAAGTGCTGCTCCGACTGGTCTGAACATGGCGCAGCCCTATCTCCAGCAGGCAGGGCAGTCCACGACGCAAAACATTGCGCAGTACATGAACCCTTACGAGAACGCCGTTGTGGGCCGTATCGGGGCGTTGGGCGCGCGCACACTGCAAGAGCAGCTTCTCCCCGCTATCAGCGACAAGATGATTGGCGCTGGCCAGTTTGGCGGCACACGTCAGGCTGAACTTATGGGTCGTGCTTTGCGTGACACCATGGAAGGCATCTCGGCTCAGCAGGCACAGGCATTGCAGCAGGGTTATGGTCAGGCGGCAGGCTTGGCGCAGGCAGATCTTGCACGTCAGGCCCAACTTGCATCGACAGCGGGTGGCTTGGGCTTCCAGCAGCAAAACGCTTTGGCGCAGGCTGGTCAGCAGATGGGCGCTCTTGGCCAGCAGATGGCAGGCGTCTACGGCCAAGATACGTCAAACATTCTCAGCGCGGCAGGCCAGCTTGGCAATCTCGCTCAGCAGCGTCAGCAGCAAGAATTGGCAGGGGCTGGTGCATTGCAGGGGATTGGCGCACAGCAACAGCAACTTGCTCAGCAGAACCTCGACTTTGCTCGCAGCGAATGGGAGCGTCGTCAGGCATATCCGCAGCAGCAAGTCAGCCAGATGGCTCAGACGATGGGTCAGGTTGCTTCTGGCATTCCGTCAGCGACGCAGGAATACGGCATCCAGCCGACGAGCTATCGTCCTGAGTACCCGGCATCGACGGCATCTCAGGTTGCTGGCGCGCTGACAGGTGGCGCTGCTCTTATTAAAGAATTAGACAAGACTGGCATCATCTAATGCAGAATAGCATCGGCAGAGACGCATATGATGAGATGGTCGCTAGAGTTGGCAAGCAGGAAGCCGACCGTCAAGTGCGTCAATACGGTTGGGAAATCACACCCACCTCAGAGGAGCAATCTGCTGACTATGGTTTGAAGGCGATCCCTGCTTCTCAGGTAAGTAACTTATTGGGCGAAGGCGGTCTATCTTTAGCGATGGGCGGAGGCGATAATATGGAAGACGATGATTTGGCCGACGAAGGTGTTGCAAGCAGTGCTCCGTCTGATGACGATTTGGTTAATGCGTACTCTTCTCTCGGCCCTCTTAGCGCCATGGACCTGTCTGACCCTAATAAGGTTTCACAGGCGATTATCAATAATGCCGCTGAGCAAAAGCGGTATTACGATGAACTCAGCCAGAAAATCCGTGAGCGTCGTTACGGGCCGAGCGAAACTGAAAAGCTTCTAGCATTGTCGTCCGCCTTCTTCGCGCCGACAAGTGTGCGCGGCTTCTCTGGCACTATGAGTAACGTGCTGCCCGTCCTCCAAAAGTTTGGCGAACTGAAGCGTACTGGTGAGCAAGAGCGCACTGAAGCCCTTCAGGGGCTTGCCAAGCAGCGCATGGCTTTGGCGCAGGGTGACATCAAGAACGCGCTTCTTCTACAAAAGATGCAGGCGGATTATCTACAGGCCGGAAAACCAAAGTATCGGCTTGGACAGGATAATGCGTTTTACGTTGAGCCGGGTACAGGCGGCTATCCAGAGATGCCGGGCATGGATGCCTACGGAAATTATGTGATTACGGATCGTAGGCAATTGAACTACCTTCCTGTAAATACGAGAGTGGTTGAACCCGGACAAGATCCGACAAAGCCGAATTACGTTCCAGAGCGCGGCAAAGGGGAGTAACAATCATGGCTACTAAAGGAATTTTGGCTGGCCTGCCCACCGCCCCCGTCAAGACCAAGCGCCAAGCAGAAGAGCAGGGTCGAAGCCTTGAGAATGTCCAAAAGGGACAGTCTATTCAAGAAAAAAGCGAGACCATTCCTTATGCTGGTCCGAAGGCCAAGGCGGAGCTAACCAACGCTCAACTCAAGACCATTCTCGATGTGCAGCAGAATGCGCGTGACGAGCGAAAGACGTTTGAAGGCTTGGAGGAGGTTAAGACCTATCAACAGGGTATGCGGTATTTTTCTGCCGCACTGACTGTTCCGAAAGGTAGTGAAGGCGACCAAGACTTGGTCACTCTGGCTGCTAAGGTGCAAGACCCAACCGGCGCTGTGATGCAGGGCGACATTGATCGTTACAATAACGTGCAGGTCGCTTTGGACTATGTCCCGCAGTGGATGAGCAACCAATTCCGCAAGGATGGTAAGTTTACGCCTGAAACACGACAGCGTATCATTGCGTTTTTGCGCAATCGCGTTGACACCTATCGCCCATTCTATGAAGAAAGTCGGAATGCGTTTGTTACACGCATTGGTGACCTCAATTCTCAATTGGAACCATTGGGCGTTAAGCCGGTCGATGCGCAGAAAATTTTGCCGCCAGACCCAATGAAGGTGTATGGCTCAAAAATTGAAGCTTACGACAAGAAATTAGAAGCTGATAAAATTCGTCAGCAGCGTGAAGAGGGCGGTCCTTCAGTTGGTGCCTTTGAAGAGGTTCCAGAAGGCGCTCAGATCGCTGGCGAAGACGTTCAGGGCTGGCGTTTGTCGCCCGAGAGCGAAGCTGAAGTCGTCATGTATGCTCGCAGCAAGGATGCTACGCCTGAGGGCTACGCAAAGCTGTTGGCGGACAAGGCTATTGCTGAAGGCCATGTTCTTCCGTCTCAACGTGACGACTATATCCAGCGCACCACCAGTGATGTGCAGGACTTCTTTAAGCAGTCTGCTGAGCAGCGTGCTGGCATCAAAGGAATTGACTATAGCGAAATCGACAAGTCGGCATCTGAAAACGCCGGTTTGTTTGAAACTGTAGCGCAAGCCGCTCGCAACCTTCCTGAAAGTGGCGCGCAGTTGGCAGAGGGGCTGATTGCAATCCCCAAGGATGCAATGATCAGCGCTCTCACTGGCACACGTACCGGCACCATTAAGACGTTTACCGACCTTGCCATGGAGCTTGGTCGAGGGCAGCTTGACGGTCCTACAACGACGGCATTCGCTAATGCCATGAAGGAACGTTACGGTAGCCTTGATGCTATCCAGCGCACAGGCATCAAAGATCCGCTTGGCTTGGCTGGCGATCTATCATTGCTTCTAACGGCGGGCGGTTCTGCTGCGGCTCGTTTGCCGGGTGCTTTGGGTAGGGCGGGGCAAGTCGTGAGATCAACGGGTCGCTTGATTGATCCCCTGTCTGGCGCTGCGGGCCTTGTTACTGAGGCTGTTCCGGCAGCCTATCGTGCCGCTGAAAAGAGGGTTCCCGGTGCTGTTGAGGGCATCGAAAACGCCCCCAGCAACATCGTCGGGTTCCCGTCAGGTTCTGGCGGTGAGGCTATTCGTGAGGCGGCTGGTGCTGGCTTTGAGCGTGGCATGGAAGGGGCTCCAACCCCGCGCAGTGAAGCCTTTACAGAGGGTATGCGTCGGCCCGGGGAAAGCGCTGAAAACATCGTTTACACTGCCCGCGATGCGATCAAAAACCTGCGTGAAATGGCATCTCAAAGCTACCGCGATGCTATGCAGAAATTTGGCAAGAGCCCGACACCACTCAGCATGGACCTTGTTCGTGAGCGGATGTTAAAGATCAAGCCGCGCAATTACGACGTAATGGTTGATGCTAAAAAGCGCCCGGCTGACCACATCGCATGGGAGCAGATGAACGATGCGGTCAATCACTATGCTGACAAGGCTGCGCAAGATCCGTCTTTGCTAGACCCGATGGCAGTCGATGCCTTTAAGCAGGACTTGTATGACATCGGATCAAAGATTGGCGGCCAATTTGATAAGGGTGCAGCTAATATCGCGCGCACCGCTTACACTGCCGTTCGTCAGGAATTGGTCAAGCATGATCCGGTGTATGCCGACATCATGAAGGACTATGAGAAGGCTGCTGTTGAGGCTCGTGAACTTGAGGACACCTTTAGTCTTGGGCAGGCTCGTGGCAGGCCGTTGAAGGTGGACACTGCTGCTCGCAAGCTGCAATCCATCATGCGTAACAACGCCTTTACCAACTACGGCATGAGGGCGAAGCAAGGCGAGCGAATTGCTGATCTTGATACGACCGGCACATTTAAGGCTTCAACGGCTGGTCAGATGATGTCATCTCCCACGGCGCGTGGGATTACAACGGGCTTCCTTGCTGGCGGCTTGCCTTTGACGGCGGCGGGTGCATATGTGAACCCGCTCACCCTTCTGGCAACAGTGCCTGCCATGCTGGCCACATCACCGCGTCTGGCTGGTGAATTGGCTTATGGCGCTGGTCGTGCTGCTGGTACAGGCGTGCGCGCTGGCAAAACCTTGCTCGAAAAGACCGAGGTTCCGCGCACTAAGTTGGCTGAGTTGTATCAGAAATACCCAAGCTTGTTCCTTGCTGAAGCCCAAGTTGGATCTCGCCTTGAGGAAACAGAGGCTGAGAAGCTGCGTCGCAAGTACGAACTGGACAATCTGACGCCATTTGACCCGTCGGAGATGTATTAATGGCCACTGCCAAGCAGAAGATTGCTGAACGACGCCGCGCTAACGCCGCTGCCGTTAGCAACCTGTCTGCGCTTGGTCAGGGCGTAAAATCTATCCCTCGGCGTGTGGTTAACTACATCCGAGGGAGTACGCCATCTGATGTGGCGCGCGATGTTGGAAATGTTGCATCTTCGACCTTTAGCGCGCTGAAGGAAGACCCTGCTGGCTTCATTGGCGATACGATTTTCTTTCCGTTTTCAGCCTATCGTGACTTTAGTGACACGCGCGCCGCTGCTGAGCGATTGCGCCGTCAGGGCCGTAATGCAGAGGCTCAGAAGCTTGAGGCTTTGGCTTCGGCGGCGGCTTTTGGCATCATTCCAATAGCGGGTCGAGTTACTGGTTCAGCTATTCGTGATGCTGAGAAGGCTGTTACTCGAGGCGCGTTGAGCGCGGCTGGGAAACGGGCAACTAAAAGCATGGCTGTAAAAGCGCTCCCTGCGCCTCCACCTCGCCTTGCACTTCCTGCACCGGGTCCGGGCCTTCCTCCGTTTGCTGTAAAGCCCCGTGGAGGTCAATGGTGGGCCGACAAGGGCATCGGTGCCATGCGGCCATCTGATGTCGGGGTCAAAATAGAAAAGCTTCCTGATACAGACACTTGGGCGGTTCGTAATGACGGGGGCCGTTGGAAGCTTTTTGGGAATGAAGATGAAGCACGCGCCTACGCTCAGAGCATTGTAGAAGGATATAATCCTAATCGTTCAGCAGAAAATGCCGCTCGTCGGATTGCTGACGACAAACTTCGCCTTGTCGCTGATGCGGACGGCCCACTCTCACAACTCCAAGCGTGGTTTAATAAAGCCGCTCCTAAATATATCAAAAATGATCTTGGCACAGCAGAAGACCCAATGCGCGCTCTTGCTGAGCGTGGCGGCCTGCATGTTGGTCTCAGCCCTGATGAATGGTCTGATGCTGCTAAACAGGTGCTTAAAGCTGAAACGATTGGTGATGTTATTGGCCTAAATGACATCTATACTCCAAAAGGAGCTCTTCCGGGCGCTGGTTATGATTTCCGCGCCAACACGCTTATTAACATGCCGTGGCTTCAAAAGGCCCCTGTAACCGACAAGATATACGGGATTGCGGATACTCATATGCTGCAAGATACGATGGGCATGGGGCATCTCTTGGATGAGATGAAAAATGCCCTTGACCCGCGCAGTGGTCTGCCGCCTGAATTGCTTTTGCGCCCCGAAAGCCTTGAGCGTATGAGCCTTCCGGCTGCCGCCGAGCGGGTTGGACTAATTAACCAATACCGCGCCAAGGAAATGGAGCGGGCGGCTTTAGCTGCTCAGGAAAACCCTGTGACGCAGGTGTTTAAAGATTACGCTGAAGACAATCCCATGGGGTTGCGCTGGGTCGAAATCGCACCCCCTAAGGGTGATGGGCCCACCAACTACGATGTTGAGGAGGAGCTTAGCAAAGCCCTTAAATATGAGGGCGACACCATGGGCCACTGCGTCGGTGGCTACTGCCCTGATGTTATGTCTGGTCGCAGCCGCATCTTCTCATTGCGCGATGCCAAGGGTGAGCCTCATGTGACTATCGAAACGGGGCGCGGCAGGTTGCCAAACGATGCTGAACGAATTGAAGCTGTGTATCCTGAAGCATACGATGAATGGATTGCTTCTACCGAACGACTTAATCGCCCCAGTTTGCCGGAATGGTTTAGACAGAAATATCCTGATAAGTTTGAAGCCCTTCCAGAACCATCTCGCCCAGAAGAAATCATCCAGATCAAGGGCAAGCAAAATCGCTCTCCCAAGGACGCCTATTTGCCCTTCGTGCAGGACTTCGTGAAAAGCCAAAAGTGGGGCAATGTTGGCGATTTGGGCAACACCGGCCTTGTAAGGCTTCCTGATGGCCGATACATTACGGAACAGCAGGCCCAAAACGCCCTTTCTCAATTGGAAGGCGATATTAGCGGATTAGATGCTCGTTATCTTGATCGTTTGAGCGGTGAAAACTGGTCAAAGATTGCGCCGCACTTTGAGGGCTTTGCAATCGGTGGACGCGTAGAGCGTGATCGTTGCTTCTGCCGCCACCCTATGGCCGCTAAATAACTTTCTCAGCCCAGCAGTAGGCTAGATCATAGTCCCAGTCCTTAGCCTCTCTGTAAGCCCGCTGGAGGCCCTCTGAGGGCTCCCCGCGCCATGTGAAGCACTTGACGGTATTGCCGTTAGTCTTGCGTCCCCAGATCACGTACATAACCACCTCCAAAAGGGTGGGGCCGAAGCCCCGTTGACCAGTCCGATATGGCAGATGCTTTTCACCCTGTAAAGGGAAAAAATGCAGTGATGTTATTTTTTTTCTAACTGGTACTTCAGGTCGTCGATTTCGTTCAGTTGCTCGATGAGCTGCTTGAACATGTCTTCCTTCTGCTTCAGGAGCTCTGACAGCCTGTCGTGGGCTGCCATGGCGAGTTCATACGGCGCACCATGCGTAGAGGCTCTCAGGGCCCCTAGGAGTGCTGTGTCGGCGTCAGTCTGCATCTTTCTTCACCTTGGGTAGCATACGCCCCGTCTTGGGGTCTCTGGGCTGTTTCTGGCCCATGAGGTGGTAGATATCGCGCCGCAGGATCTCGTTCTCCCGTCGGAGAGCTGAGTTCTTGACCAAAAGCTCTTGGATCAGGCTAGATCCGTGCTTCTTGTGCTCGATGCACAGGTTAAGCTCGTCGTTGAGCTCTTTGACCCTTTTGGCGTTCTCAAAGATATTCCACCACCCCATGTCACCCTCCCTTAAAACGGTACGTCGTCGTTCAAGTCTTCCCCGAAGCTTGGCTCCTGATATGCTGGTTTGGGAGCTTCATATTCCCTTGCCTTTGGTGCGCCGGTAAACTCTACCTTTGTTGCGTCAACATCAAAGGTTGGTTTGCCATTATACTCGCCGATCTTCAATTCGCCGAGTGCAATCACGCCCGCGCCCTTAACGGCCTTCGGGAGCAAAATTTGAGCAAGTTTGCCCCAGACCTGCACGCGGTACCAGTTAGTGCTGGTGCTGTCCCCAGAGCCCTGCTTCACGCCCACAGAGAACGAAAGTACGTCCCGGCCGCGCACGTCCTTGATGGTGCCGTCTTTGCCGACGTTGCCACTTATTGTGATTAGCTGCATGTCAGATCCCCAATGCTGCGCGATAGGTTTCAAGGATTAGGTCGGCTTCCTGACGGGCATGGGCTTCCATTTTCCGCAGGCGCACGATCTGGCGCATGATCTTGGTGTCGTAACCGCGTGACTTGGCTTCGCTGTACGTGTCCTTCACATCGTCCGCGATGCCCTGCTTTTCGGCCTCCAGTGTCTCGATCCGCTCAATCAACAGGCGGAGTTCGTCCGCGCTAACTTGTTCGCTCATTTATTGTTTCTTTCTTCGATAAGGCTGTGCGTGTAGTCTCGCCACACGATGCCGTGGTTTGCTCCATACGCATAGATACACTCGATCAGCTCGGAGAATTGGCTGACAGATAGGGTTGATGACTTGGGCGGGATGACAACCATCCCCTCCCCGCTAAGGCTTGGCTGGAAGCGTGACTTGATGCCGATCTCGAACAGGAACACAGCTTTCCATGTATCCTTGTCCATATCCCGGCCGTCGGGCTTTGCCTGTGCGATGTCTTCGAGCAGGGCCCACATGAGCGCATTCTGATCGAGACTGCGCGTGCGCTCTTTGAACGAGACCACGTAGTTGTCCGGGGCTTCGTCAATGAGCTGCTTGGCATAGTCACGCTGCGCCTTGGTCTTTAGAGTTACGCTCTTCAATCCACCGCTCCCATAGAGCTTCTGCCTCGGCCAGCAGATCGACCCCCCAGCGCTCTTTGAACCCCTTGTGACCCAAGGCCTCTACCGAGATGGTAGGACCATGCTGGATCAGGTGGTGCATGGCGCAGAGCGGGACGATCCTCTTGTGGCTTCTGGCAATTCGTTTAAACCCATCGCTGGTTACATGGTGCAACGTCACCGGGCGGCGGCCACAGGCGAGGCAGGCGCATGACGCCACCCAGCCCATGAACCGCTTCTCCTCGGCGGTCGGAGCAGCCCCAGCCTTGGGCTTGATCCGCTTGTGATTAACCTTCACTGAGGGCCTTCAGATCGGCATCAACTTCGGCCAAAAATTCAGCAACCATCTGCTCCAGCTCTTGGATAAGCTGGTCATCACGCTCAACGCGCTGGATGAACAACTGATGCTCCTCAGGGAAACGCGGATCAAATGATACAAAATCGCACCATTTGCGGCCAGTTACAGCCATCTGCCACTGCATCTGGGTGATGTATTTCGCCGGCACCTTCTTGCTCAGCAACGTATCAAGGTGCGTGGCGCTATTGGGGCACTTGATCTCCACCAGCCCGTCATCGCCTACAAGGCGGTCAGGAGAGGCGTGCGTGCCATCAATGAACGGGTGCTTGTAGATGCCGCATACTTCAACCGGGTTATCCGTGCGGAAGGCGTATGCTTTGGCCGCGTTGTCTTCTTGATCATGCCCCCACTGCATGGCGGCATTAGTGAAGCTGTCCTGAGGCGTGTTGGTAAGCCGCTCAAGAACAAGCTTTGCCTTTGCGTTAGCGCGGCCGGCACCCCAGCCCGCCTTAGTGCGAGCCAGCGCGTCGTGGACTGCCGAAGCCCCAAGCGAACCACAGCGGGCCTGATGCCATTCGGGTGTGTTCTGCTCAATCATTTCTTCACCTTCGTCTTAACGGCAGCAATTGCCTTATTGGCGCTATCTTCGGTTAGGTCTTGCAAGCTCTTAATCTTCAGATGCTCACAAAGACGCTTAACGTCGCTGTTGGTGATCTCAATCAGCGTCATCAATTCCGCCATTTGAGCATCGGTCGCCTTGCCAGATGACCTCTTCTCAGGCGCATCGCGGCCGGTCGTGGCTTCCAGAGCATCCCGCTCGACGATCTCCATGGCGGTCGTCCAGAGATAGCGACGCTGGTAGGTTTCCACTGCGCCGATGTTCTGCACCTCATGGCAGCCCTTCAATGCAGCCGAGCCCATGGGGGATGTGATCTCAATAGTCTCGCCCGTCTCCACGTCCACGATCTTCATGGTCGCCACGTCGCTGGTGAACGAGATCACGGCGCACAGGCCGACGGCCTCAAAGGCGTGCAGGGAGGGGATGAGGAAGTCGCTCAGCTCAAAGTACTCGTACCCGGCGAACGTGTTCTTGCCCGTCTTCCTGAGGGGCTGTGCGTGCAGGATTGTGCGCGCGTCATTAAGCTTTTTGTACACCGTCATAAAGGTCTCCAGTTCTCATTGTTGATGGGCGCATCATAAACTTATCAGCCCCATGGTCAAGAAAAAAATTGCATTACGCGTTAATGTGCGTATATGCCGCCGTGAAAAGGAGGAAACCATGAGTGAAGACGTAAAGATCCTGATTAACAAGCTGTACGCGGACATGGCCATGCACAAGATCCGCGCCTACCAGCTCGCCCAGCGGGCTGAGATCGGTGCTAATGTGTTGAGCAACTGGCGCACTGGAAAGCAGTCGCCCACGCTGGCAATGTACGTCCACGTGCGTCGAGTTCTGGATGGGATGATTGATGAGGCATAAGTACGGGGCCAAGAAGGCTGACTGCCTGCATGGCCACACCCACGACAGCATCAAGGAAGCCAAGCGCTGCAACGAACTGCATCTGCTAGAGCGGGCGGGTCACATTACCCACCTAGTGGTGCAGCCGCAGTTCTGGTTCATCATTGATGGCCGCCAGATCAAGCACGAGAACGGCCGGCGCGTAGGGATGAAGCCCGACTTTCAGTATTTTGAGGGGGACAAGAACATTGTGGAGGACGTGAAGGGGTTTAAGACAACCGACTACGTCCTGCGCAAGGCCATATTCAAGGCGCTTTATCCCCACCTGACGTTTGTGGAGACCTAAATGACTTTAGAAGAGTTCCTCGCCATGCCGATCAAGGTGCCCAAGGGCTTGGTTATGCCCAAGGGGGTCAAGCCTGCGATGGATCGAGTGCGGAGACGGCACAAGGTTTCGGCGCATGATGTGTTCGGTAAGAGCCGCTTGAAGCACATCGTCGCAGCCCGACGCGAGTTCATCAACTTGCTTTATTTCAAGTACAACTACGACCCTTATTCAATCGCACATATCTTGGATTTGGATCACTCAAGTGTGCGCCATCACCTTGGAATGCGAAAACCATCCAAGGTCAAATATGGTGACTTGAAGAAGATGTATGCTTGACATGGTTTTTGGTTTTGGCTTACAAACCATAAACCAGAAATTATGGAGGGGTAAATGCATCCTAGACAACAAGCCGCAATGCAGGGCGAACCAACTTATGATGGTAACCCTTGCAAGAAATGTGGAACGACTAAGCGAAGGACAATCAATGCGACCTGCATAAAGTGCAGCAATGAGCTGAGCAGGGTTCTTAACAATCGGCGTAGACAAGAGATTAAGTCTCTACTGGCTGGTTCTGAGGGCGGCGATCAATGAAGCTTGTCCCTAAAAACTGGAGTGCGTTTCAGCACTACAACAACCGCTGCCCGCCATGGATTAAGCTGCATCGTGACTTGCTTAATGATCGTGCTTTCATGGCGCTACCAGTTGCTAGCAAGGCGCTAGCGCCATTGATGTGGTTGCTAGCAAGTGAAAGCAAGGATGGGTCATTTGATGCCTCTCTTGATGAGTTGTCATTTCGATTGAGAATGTCAGTCAGCGAGATTGAAGATGGCATTAAACCTTTGATAAACAGTGGCTTTTTTCTTGATGCTAGCACGATGCTAGCGCCATGCTTGCAAGTTGCTACCCCAGAGAGAGAGACAGAGGGAAAGAGAGAGAAAGAGATACACTCTAGCGAGTGTATGTCCGAAACCGATGTTTCAGACACGTTCAATCCAAAGGATGTTGTTGAGGTTTGGAATGAGGTTGCTGTCAGCCTTGGCAAGCCCAAGGTTCGTGATCTGACACCAGAGCGTCGGCAGTTGCTGAAGGCGCGGATGGCTCAGTACGA